TTCTATGAATTCAATAAAAATGGGGTTGAATTTACTTTACTTGATACTTAAATAAAATAAGTGAAATTGTAATATGTTTGTCCTTGATTTACCTTAATTTCCGTATCACTATAAATTTGTAATGCACCAACAGGTGTTAATTGTCCATATGCCACAAGCCCCGCCGGATTATATACTGTAACAGGAAATTTTATAACTTTACTCGGTCTATATTCCTCAGGCAGAGTTGCGACTGTTGTCCAACTCCTAATTGCTACAGTGTTGGTTAGTTTAACTGGCATTATATTTACCAGTGCTAAAGCAGGTGCGTATGTTATGATAGCATTTTCGCACGTTGTTGTTATATTGCTGTTTAGCTCACTTATCATACTATTGTTATTCTTAATTCCATCCTCAATATGATTCAGCCTTGCAGCACTCCAGGGAGTACTTCCACTTGGTCCATTTTTCCATATCTGTTTAACATATTCTATAAAATTCATAACTGTCTCCTTTCTACTAAAAAAGGACATCCGAAGATGCCCTTAATTGCTTAATTGCTTTTCCAATTTTTTAATTCGCATATTCTGTGATTGTACAGTCGCAACTAAATCCGCTATTAATTCATCATAGCGTAATGCGTATCTTGCTGTTAGTTCTTTAGTTGTATTTCCGTTTTCGTCTGAGACTTGTGTTTCGTAGTTATCATTATTAATCTTTTTATCGATAAATAATCCCCAGTCATCTTTCATAGTTTCTTTAACCTGCTGTGCAATAAATCCGTGATGATAGCGATTAGAAGTACCGTTAATCATTTTAAATTCGCAAGGTTTTAAATTGTAGATAAATTCAGAAGAGTCTTCTGAATTCAATAAATGAACATCTTTTTTTACGTTCTCGTCTGAATCAGAAGCAATTGTTCCATAAATTGACCCGAAACATCGCAAATCATATCCTATAGAGGTGCTTCCGTACACAGACAGTTCGCAGTTCTCGTAGTGTCTGTCCTCTAGATTTGTAATTCTGACATTTTGGGTATCTTTTCCTGAATTTGGATTATAACAATATATTGTAAGTGTCGTTGGTTTTTTTACGTTATCTTGAAATCCACCATTCATAGAAATATTGGGTGAAAAAAACTCTAATGATTTGTTTAAATCGTCATTTATTCTTACAACGAATTCATATTCCGTATTTTCTGTTTTCTCCTTAGTACAATTTATTCCGACAACATCTCCATAGTCTGCATTCAGTACTAAAGCTCTTCTTACTTCATTATTGCTAGTATAGTATCTTGTAGTAGTTATCGAACCTACATAATTTTCGTAATCGTCAACCCAAGAATAAAATTTTATATAATTTTGGTCTATTGACATTCCTTTAATTCCATTATTTTGATATGTCGACAATATACCATTATCAATTGAGAAATTACCAATTTGACCTTTAGAAGCGTACATATATCCATCCGCACGAACATACCAATTACCATAATATGTCTCATCTCTCTTCTCTTGGCAAGAAAATACCCAATCTCCAGAATTAGTAGGTGTCTGTATATAAGTTCTATATTTTCCGTAGTCTTTATAAATAGAAGACTTGCTGATATCCCAACCTCCAATCGTGCCAGACGAAAAATAGCCGCTTCCTGTAATTTGTGCGTTAGTTGCATACAGTTTTCCGGTTTGGCTTATATAAAAATTAGGACTTTTGTTATATCCTTCATTTTCAGTTCCGTGAAAAACTGAAAAAACATATGGTGTAATATCGCCAGGTATTTGTAATGCAATTCTGAATAAATCATTATCCTGCTTAAATATTGTACTTATTGAATCTTTAGACACTTTCCAACCGCCAATATTTCCGCCGTTTGCAATCAGATTGCTACAAGTTATTGTTCCGTCTGCTGTAATGCTGGTGTTCGTGCTACTTAATGTAAATCTATTACCACTTAAGTTAAGACCGCCCCTTGCAGTAATATTTATTGTATCTGCAATAGCTTCTATAGCACTCTTAAGCTCACCTGTTGTTGGGTCTTTCTTAATGTATGCTTCAAGGCTTGCAGATGTAGCATAATCCCCCAGCTTGGCAGTTACTGCCGCCGATATACTTGTTTTCCCAGGTGAAATAGCCTGGATAATATCTGCAGTTGTCGAATACGTTTTAAGAACATTATCAGTATAATTATTAGCCCCAGATGTTGCTGCATTGGCTGCATCATCAGCATACTTCTGTGTTGCATAAGTCGCCTGCAGTGAAGAGCTTATTGTTGATTTATCATCCTTAATCTCCTGAACGATTCTGCTAATCATCTGAGTAGTTGTTGAATAATTATCTCTGATATCAACCTTAACCTTGCTTACCTCTGACGTAATTCCATCAATAGCAACCTGAAAAGCTGTATGCTTATTAAGCATATAAGCTGTCTCACTTGAAGATATTTCCGTCCAGCCGTATTTGCCATTCGACTGTCTGAGGAACTTCCAATACCTGCCTGCACTTTTCATACAAGCAATAGCTCCAGCGTGCTTAGCATACTCTTCCTGTGTGTACTGCCACGTATCTGTTTCAAGAGGATACCAGTCTTCTGCCGGATATACCGGCACAAAGAATTCTGTTGCCGGATAATTGTCCAAGTTAGGAGCCCCTGTAACATCATATATCTCAAATGTACCGCTTAGCTGCTTAGTAACGTCATACATATCTATCTTAAAGCTGTCTAATGTTGTCTTAACATCATTAAACTTGCTTTTTACAGAATTGCCTTCCTCATCAATATCCGTCCACCATAACTTATGCTCTATGAATGTCTTAGACTGCAGCATAGTAGAACCCCATGCCTCAGAACCACCGCTAACATAATTATTAATAGTCTGAAATGTACTCTCCAATGTCTGATCTGTAGTATCTACGTGTATCTTACTTGCATTAAAAGTATTGCTCTTATCTGCATTCATAACACTAAATACACTATCTATATCCAGCTTCTTTCCGGATATTGCGGCATTATCAGATACCATATCATTTCTGATAATTGCTTTCTTAATTCCGGATTCCTGAATACCATAAAGCGGGTCAAACATCAGATTTCCATTTTTATCCCAAATGTAAATGTTATAATCACCGGCTGCATCTTTACCAAGCTGGATCCGTACCCGGTCCTTATCTCTTATCTGAATAGTATTATCCTTCCAGATAGACTTGCCATCCTCACTATGCACATTCATTACTGTTGTGTTAATATCTATACCAGTAAGCTTATCAAATGCCAGTTCTTTAATCATAGCGCTTGTTATCTGCGCATCACCAATTACAGATACAACCGAATTCGCAAAATCCGTTGTTATAGTTGTGCCAGTGGCAGAACCAAACAACAAAGTATTCACCTTTTCAACATCAACATTCAGGTCCTTAACACTTGCTTTTATCGCTTCAAAGTCAGTTGCCTTTAAATCTGCAAATTCACCGCTAAGCGACTTAAGGCTCTCAATCGTTGCATATGTAATCTCTGCCTCAGCGCTTTTAAGAGTTGTTGTTTCCAATGTACCTATCTTTGCTTCTGCGGCCATCATGCTCTGTTCAACTTCAAGTACCTTTGTCTTTGTATTTACAAACTCAGCATTATTTGCAATAACTGTATCAATATTAAGAACTTTAGATGCATCAATATTATCAATACAATCACCATCAACAGTACCATTGTCATTTGTAATATTATCAACCGTATCAGTTGTATTATTATATTTCTGCACATATGAAGAAAACGAAAGCTTCAGGTTGGATATCTCACAGGTATCATCTGCCGGATTATTTGGATAATGCTTCAGCTTAACTATGCGCTGCTTTATTCTTGTATGCTTCTGCTTATTAATAATCGTAATAACATCACCAACATCACAAGAATTATCCAGGTCAATCAGCTTACAACTATAAGATATATAAGGACAAGCTAGCTCTTCAAGCTTAGCTGCCGCATCCTCTTTTAAAGATTCAGGTACCGTATATCTTTCATCTTTCCATATATACGTCTTATTCTTTGCACTATAAGTATGATTTTCAAGAAATTTACTACCATTATTCACAGATTCTATAGTAAGACCATCTTTACCTATTGGAAGAATTCTTGTATAAAAATTCGTAGTATCTGACTGACTGCTTAATGAAACAAGATTAAGCTGATCAGAAAAATAACAACCTTTATCTTCTCCTATTTTCTCCTTGTAAACAATTTTCTTATTCAGTGAATCTATAGTCATCTCAAGTCTGAATGTATCTGCAATCTTTTTAAGAATGTCCCAGGATGAACTATTAGTCATTCTTACAGTACGTTTCTTTTTAATATCACATTCACAAGTCCAGCCGGTTCCTGCCAAGGCAAGATTAGCAGTATTTAGGGCTGTCTGCTCTACAGTTTCAAATTTCTGTATTGCATTACCTTCTAGCGCATCAATATTAAGCTTCGCAACTATGTCATAGAAATTATTATCAGAGTCATTTATCTGTTTTATAACATATTCATCAGTCTTGGTTATTATATAATCTTCAAGCTCAATCTTATTCACAACACTCTGATCAGCGCCGAAACTAAGTGTTTTATCACCATAATCAAGCACTTTTTCGATATATAAATCCTTATATTTTGTAATCGGCGATACTATGCCGCTTTTATCTTTATATCTTAACATGTACCGCTCCTTTCCTCATCTCATCATTACTTTTCTAATCAATAAGCATAAACAATAACGATTCTATATCGTTTCCTGTAAGCCTGTCATAATTATCAGAATCACACTTTTCCAATTCAGAAAACTTAATATTCATTATCTTTATATCTTCCTCTATGTCCATAAGCTCTTCAACAGACTTAAAAGCCTTGTTCATATCTTCATCAGTTTCATATACATAGTTGTATCTTTTTTCAGATTGTTTTTTCTCTATAATCTCTCCATTTTCATCTTTTTCAACCATTTCCTTTAACTTAGGATTTCCATGCTCATCTTTTACACATTTTTCTGTTAAGATTTTTTTGCGCTGTTCATCGATGTCCTCTGCTTTACTAATAAGCAGTTTCATGTTAACAGCTATCGCATAACTTACCTTAACAGGCAGCTTCTTGTATGAAAGTGCCTTTAATTTAACCGCATAATTAATTACTTCTCTTAATTTTATATTCATCACTTACACACTCCTATTTTTCCTAATATTCCATTTTACCTAAATCATCTGTAAAAAGCCCTATAATCAATCTTCACACTACACGAATTATCAAGTTTAATAATATTTTTCCCAGGCATTAGCCTTGGAAACTCCCACAGATCGGTCTTATCAAGTATATTCCTGTCATTTTCTGTAATCGTACAATTCTGGCCATCAATAACAATCTTTGCATTTCTGGCTATATCCTTAATAGTTATAGCTTCATCAGTTATGCCTTTTACAGTAAGACTGACTAATGCTATATCCGGTGTAATAGTTACGATTGCTGGCGACTTTGTAGTACCTTCCATTACAAGTGTTTTTTCTTTTCCGGTAAATTCTACAGTACGTAATATTCCCTTCTTGCTATATGCATTAAGATTAATCTTATAACTATATAGCCATCTTTTGACAAGTTCCCTATCTTCACTCTTAAAGTCAAAGTCATATGTGAAATTCATATTATCAAGCTGCAGCTCTCCAGAATCAAAATCACTCATTATAGAACTCATAGTAAGCTCACACTCTTCCTTGCTTTCACCTTTAATAAGCATTTCTATACATATCTCAAAATCCGTGTATCTGTTTGATTTTGACTTTGCCGGAAGAAAGCTTTCTTCCAGCCAGTCAACATAAGTTGTTACATTACGAGGCTTAATCGTCTGACTAAGCCACACAACATTTTTATATTTCTTTCGTAAGTCAATATTTGCATTACTGTTATTCACTATCATCTATCAGTCACCAACTTCAATGCAGCCTGATTCATAAAGTAATCAACATCTGCCTTATCCTTAAAATTATAGTTACCATTAAAGTTAATCTGCGTATTGTTGCTTGTTGTCTGGCTGCCCTGTGAACCAGAAGCAACCATTCCGTTTATATTAAGATTCGTGGCCAGTTCTAGTGCTGCATCTGATATAAGATGCTTCTGCTGATTAATCTGTTCTGCCATCCTACCAACAAAATCAGGCATCCATTCCTCATAATCTCTAAGAGGTCCTTCATCCGGACGTGAGAAATGCAGGAAGCTTGTTATCTTCTCTGCAACTGATTTGGCTGCATTAGCAACCGCACCAAGCATAGACCTGATACCATCAATCAGACCACTTATCATATCAGAACCCCACGAGAAAGCTATATCAACCAGATCACCGAATGTATTGTAAAGAAATGAAACCATATTACCAATAACACTTCCTATACCTTCAACGATGCCACCAATTATTTCAAGCAAGCCATGCCATGCTCTGTCCCAGTCTCCAGTAATCACACCCATAACAACATCTATAATTCCCTGTATTGTATGCATAATTCCTTCCACAATACCTTGTATAGCGCCAAGTACTGAACTAATTGCATTTTTAATAATTGCAAGTGCAGCTTTTATAATTGCTGATATTGTCGATATCCACAATGATATAACGAGCTTAATATATTCACAGAATACAGAAATAGCACCTTTAATAATTTCTAAAGCCGTCATAATCACTGGTTCTATTGTCTCCCAGAATGACTGTATAGCCGTTATCATTCCATTGAAAAATGCTTTCAGATATGATGCTAATTCCGTAAATTTCGTATTAATAAAGTTCCTGAAATCATCACACTTAAAATATAAAGCTGTTATTATAGCTATTACCGCCGTAACAGCAGCTATAACAAGTCCTATCGGTCCTGTAAGTACTGCCAGTGCACCTGACAATCCAGCAACAGCGCCGCTTGTTCCTGTTATTATTCCAATCAATGTAGTTATTATTGGAATAATGGTAGACACAAGACTTATAATTGACGATATTCCAGTTGCTATCTTACCGAATATTATCAGTGCCGGTCCAATTGCCGCCACTACTAATGCTATATTAACTATGAGCCGCTTAGAGCTTTCTGACATTCCATTAAACTGTGATACAACACTCATAATGCCTTGTACTATCTGTAATATACTTGGCATTAAAAGTTCACCCATACTTATAGCAAGCTCCTGAAGCTGGCTTTTAAGTGTTGTAATCTGTCCACTCAGATTATCCTGCATTGTAGCAGCCATATTCTCTGCTGTTCCATCGCAGTTATTAATAGCTCCTGACAATTTTTCTATATCTGAAGGAGCTGCATTCATAAGTGCAAGAAAGCCTGACATAGCCTCCGTGCCAACAAGAGAACTTGCAGCACTTGACTTCTCTGATTCCGACAACTGACCAAACGCTTCACGGCAATCTGATAATATATATGACAGACCTCTCATTGATCCATCTGCATTAGTTGTCGCTATTGTTGCCTTACCTAACTCATTTCCTTCAATCTCAATATCACCAGTTAAGGAAGTCATTATCTTACGAAGTACTGTACCTGCCTGTGAAGCCTTTATACCACTATTGGCCATAAGTCCAATAGCTTCAGCAGTATCTTCTACACTATAGCCTAATGCTCCTGCAATAGGTGCTGCATACTTGAATGTCTCACCCATCATAGACACATTTGTATTGGCATTAGAAGAAGCAGCCGCTAAAATATCTGCAAAATGTCCTGAATCTTCTGCTTTCAATCCAAATGCTGTAAGTGCATCAGTTACTATATCTGACGTTGTTGCCAGGTCTTCCCCTGATGCCGCTGCAAGATTCATTATTCCAGATATACCATCAATCATATCTGATGTTTTCCACCCTGCCATAGCCATATAGCCAAATGCATCACCAGCTTCTGTAGCTGAGAACTTAGTCTGTGACCCCATTTCTCTTGCTTTACTCTTAAGTGCTTCTAAATCCTCACCAGTTGCACCTGATATAGCTGCAACATTGCTCATAGAACTTTCAAAATCAGCAGTCGTTTTTACTGCCGCCGCACCAAGACCTATAATAGCGGCACTTCCCTTAGACATATTACGTCCAATGCTCTGTGCTCCCTCGCCAACCTTTCCAGTAACATCCGCTATACTTGCAAGCTTTGCATTCGCAGACATGCTTTCTTTAGTAAGATTCTTAAGTTCCTGCTCCGTAGCAACAATCTCCCTGCAGAGCGCCTGGTATTGTTCCTGGCTTATCTTGCCCTTCTGTCCTACCTCTGTTGCCGCCTGCTTCTCAGCTTCTTTTAAAGCTGTAAGCTTATTACTCGTTTCTTCTATAGCAGTCTTTAATAGTTTCTGCTTCTGGCTTAACAGCTCAGTATTAGTAGGATCCAGCTTTAATAACTTATTAACATCTTTTAATTCACTTTGGGTTGTCTTTATTGCCGAATTCGTATCTTTTAATGCACTTTGGAGTTTAGTTGTATCTCCTCCAATTTCTACAGTAATTCCTGCTATTCTACTTTTCGCCATAAGCCAACTCCAAAAAGACCGCCTTAATGCTAAACATTAAAAGCGGTCAAAGTCTTCCTGCTGTGCCACAACTGGCCAGTCATAATCATCATTCATTTTTTCTGCATACATATCATGCACAAGCCCTATTGTTACATAATCACAATCTTGAATAGAAAGCCCTATCTGCAGACATCGGTACATAAACAATGGTGTTGTCATTTCCCTGCTAGTTGCTCTAATTTTTTTTTACTTTCTATCGTTGTGAGGTTATCAAGATGCCACAGCTTTAAAATCTCCGGTAAAACCTGATATATAGAAAATGTATCAAACTGCTCAAGCCATTCGTCAGGTTCATTAGGTATATCCGGATCTGCGTGTTTGGCCATAACATAAGCAACATTTTCAAACATTTCAAGATCATCAATCTCAAAGTCTGTTCCATCTTTTTTCGCCTTTTCAGATTGTGCAGCAAGCTTCTGCATATCCTTAAAAATATCTCTCATAAAAAAACGCCTGTACAGTCGTGGGACTGTCGCAGACGCTCTGAATTTAACCTTTTTTCCATCAATATCAATCTCTTTTAGTATCATATCAACCTGCCGCTCCTGTCTTTACTGGAATATAAACAGCATCATACCATTTATTTCGAATTTCATCTGATGTTGATGTTGTCGTCTTAGTCTTAACATTACCATTTGCAAGAGGGGAGGCCTTTATAGACAGCTTTTCTGTCTGTACCTCTTTCTTATCCTCATTTGTTTTTGATGCCATGGCTGGGCGGCTTGCCTTACATCTATACAATACATGTTTTACCGCCTTTGCATCCCCGTCAAACTCAAACAATAACGCAAATTCTGCTGATTCTGTGTTGCTATTTTCAACCGACACCTTATTATCATCCAGCTCATTTTTAAGAATATCCGTTTCAAAAGACGGTGGAACTAATGCAATCTCAAGGTCACCTTCATAACCATTATTGGCTGTAGAAGTATAATATATCATTCCATCTGCATAGAATTCTTCTGTATCACCTTTTGCATCAAGTGATAGTTCTACAGCCCCTGGAATAGCCTTAGGCTTGTCATATGTGACTGTTCCTTCTTCATCAATGTTAAGCTTAGCATAATGTACATTCTTAAGATTAAACTTAACTTTATTTTCTTTCTCCATCATTACACCTCCAGTGCATATAATTCTTCAAACATCTTATCTTTTTCTATGTAATATTCCTGCCTGTTATAGAAAAGTCCATATGCATCAAGCAGCTCTTCAAGTGCCGCTTCTATATGTGGACTCTTTTCACTTACATACAGCTCTATATACAGCTTATTTACCTTCTCGTAAACTCTGCCATCTGCTGCCATATTATCAGACTCCGGCATGGAAAATATTACATACGGTGCTGCTGGTACTTCCTCTTCATCAAAACACCAGTATGCATAAGGCAGACCAAGTTCAGCTATCATCTGTTCAACTTCACTAAAACTCAATTACTGTTCTCCTTTATACGTCTTATAGTCCTTGTTTCAAGTTCATTAACGGCCCAGTCCTCTGCCGGCTTTATATGTGCAATAGGTTTTGTTCTTCTGCCTGTATCAGTCTTATCCGGCCGTACTATCCTGTGACCATTTTCAAGAAGATGTGTAAGAGAATATTGATGTCCTCCAGCATATACTATCCGGCTTTTTCTGTACGAATTTTCTTCATCAATAGTACTTCTCCAGCTATCCCTGTAAGAACCTGGCTCATATTTTTTCTTTCTGCCATCATGCCGTACAGGTGCTTTTTCCTTAATCATCTTAACCGTTCCTCTGGCCACACTATCAATATCCTTCTTCATATCAGAAGTAACATCATTAGCATACTCGTGCAGAAGGCTCATTATTTCACTTGCAAGTGCATCAACCTTTATCGTTTTTGGCATTAGAATCACCTTCTGATTTCTGTTCCGACACCTGAATATTTTTCTTTTTTATTACCTTATCAGGTTCAATGAGCTTCTTACTTATAAGTGTACTAGCAAGTTCATCATCAGATATGTTTATATCATCTCCCTGTGTTGCACCTATATTTTTATACATAAAAGATTTAAGTACCTTCATCCGTTACTTCCTTTCTGCTAAATTCCGGCATAGCCTTGTTAAGCGTTACATACATAGCCGGAGGAATTGTATCATACTTCTCCTGAACCTGGCTTACTGTATATTGCACACCATTTATAATAACAAGTGTGTTATTCGTGTTGATAAAAGGATTAAGCGGTACACTTATAAGCCTGTCTATGCCACTATTAGCTATCTTGGCCTGATAGAATCTTGTAACGCCAACTGTTCTTAATCCGAATCTAAGGTGTGCTTTTCGCTGCACAATAACTCTTTTATTCGTAGAATACACATCCAGTTCACCATCATTAAACAGTTCGCTGTTCGCCTGCTTCCCTGTCAGCATAGGCCTTCACCTCCTGTATAAGCTGCAGCCTGTTAATATCCTGTGAATAATTCTTCAGCCAGTCATCTAATGCTCCTGCAAGAGCATACATAACATAACTGATTAATAACTCTTTTGCTGTATTCTCCTGCTCATAATCGAACTCGCAGCCACATATATCATTAATCCTGTTACAGCCACGCAAGATGATGCTGGATAATTTCTTATCCGCTGCATCATCCTTCCATGTCCTGTCTATGTTATTCTTAATATCCTCCAGAAGCTTATCGCTTATCTCATTCATCATGCAGAAGCCTTAGCCTTTGTGTTTACAGGATTATCCTCTGTGTTAGTAACCTCAACCTTAAGAGAAATAGGCTTAAGCTTAGTGATATCAAGATACTTGAAAGCATTATTATCCTTAGGCTTACCCATTGCATACATCTTGACAAGATATACCCTGTTATCATCAAGGAACTGGTATTCATCTGAATACTCAATCTTTCCTGACTTGCCAGCACCTATACCCATAAAGTACTTTGCTGGAAGACCAATAATGGCTTCACCTTCATTGAGTGCAATAGACTGTATAGGAGTTGTTGGATAAGGGAATATATTATTCTTATAGTTTCCGGCTGAATCCCTGACTGTTGTACAAGGAACAATCTTCGCTATATAATCCGCCGGATTGCATATGAATGCAACAGATGGTACTGCTCTGTATCCTGCATTATTAGGCTTTTTAGCAAGGTCTGATATAATAGTACAATATTCTACTGGATCAAAACTTAACAGTTTCACTTTTGTTTTATCAGCATATTCCCCCTGTGTTACAGAACCATCAAGATTCTTACACATACCTATTGGCTGATTCTTGCCTGTACCCTTTAAGATACCTAATTCAAGACCACCGGCGCATGCTTCTGATAAGATGATTCTTACATAATTATCTAACCAGGATGGTCCAAGATCTAACATATCCTTGGAAACTGGAATGAAAGCTGATAACTTGGCAAGTGTCATATCCATAACATCAATCTTACCTGCAAGCTCTGTAGATATCTTAGTTGTTAATGCTCCCCAGGTTGCAAGGTCAATATTATCAGCATTGACAATCATTTTGATAGCTCCCTGGCAGTTGATAAAATTAATAACGCTAAGAAGCGGATGTGCATTCTGCATATCTTCAATAACCGTGTCAATGATTGTCTGTGGGATAGCCTTGTCAATGTTCACAAGTGCCTGCTTAGGGTTTCCGGCGCGCATAGCCTCGCTTAATTCTGTATAGAATGTTCTTTCCTCTCCTGTAAGCTGTCTTACACCTCTGCTTGCAAGAATAGCTGCATCATTATTCCCCTGAAGCTGTTCTGCCTCTTCGTGAATAATATTAGCTATATTCTCACCAAACTTTTCCATAGCCTTTGTAGCGGCTTCTGTATCATCACTTTTAAGTGCCTGTGATAAATTGGCAAGTGCCTCTGCATTTGCCGCCTGAAATAAATCTTTGTTTAACATATCTTTCCTCCTGATTATGATAATTTATTGCTTAGTGCGTTACTTGTCGCACTAAAAAAAGCACTACAGAGCTGTTCTGTTAGTGCTTTATAAGCTTTCTCATCCTTTTCATGTTCCAGTTTTTCTTTAGCAGCCTGCTCTTTTTCCAGCTTTTCTTTCTCAAGCCTTTCCTTTTCCATCATAGTTTCTTTGCTTGCTGCCGCCTGCTGTATAAACTCCGCTGCCATAAGTGAAAGTGACTTCTGCGAATTCATCTGTGATGTAAGCTGTTCATACATCTGCTTGAACTGACTAGCACCTTCCTCGGCTGGTACAAGCTGCTGGGAATCTACTTCATCACAAAAACCATACTTAAGTGCCTCATCAGGACTTAATATAGTTTCTTTATCAAGCATTTCTATAAGCTCATCTTCACTCAGATTACACTTTTCAAGAAATATCTGTCTGTTAGCTGCCATCATCTCATCAAGATCATCTGCTGCCTTGCGGAGCTGTGTTGCATTACCACTGCATGTCAACCACATATTATGCAACAGAATTGTAGAACCCCTATGCATTATTATCTTGTCACATCCAAGTGCTATTACATAAGCAACAGAATATGCAAAACAATCAATGTGACATATCTTATTAGCCTGTTTAGCCTTAAGAAGATTGTATATAGCAACTCCCTCTTTAACCTCACCACCATATGAATTAATATGAAGCTCTATATCGCTTCCGTCTGGTATAGAATCAAGCAGGCTTATAAAATGCTTTGCTGAAGTTTCTGATTCATCATATTCCCATGTTTCCCAGTTAAAAGGTCCCTGAGCTGTTATATTATCATAAATATATATCTTAGTAGCCCCTAAATCATTCTTCTCCTGTCTAAACATCATTTTTCTCTTGTCCACCATTATCACCTTCTTTCATAATGTCATAGTTTTTAGTAATATAATGAGTATCGCCGATAGAGCTATCTATCGCTGGTTCATTCAACTTATGGCGAAGCTCATTAATACTGTAAAGTCCACTAGATATAAGCTTGTCTGACTTTTCAGCATTCTTAAATATGTCTATATAAGATATAGATGATGTATCTATATTAAGACCAGTACCATTAAGTATCTCCTTGCCAGAGCGTTTCCGGTTAATTTCTGTCTGTAATATGTCGCACAACGGCTCTATCGTTATAGTTATGAATTCATCCATAAGAGCATCTATATCGGCTATCTCACCAGCGTATAGCGCATATGGGATATTCAATGCTCCTGCAGCTTTTTTCTTTATCTCATCATTAACATCTATGAAATCCTTTAGCTCGCTTGTAGACTTCTTAGTTGACTCTTTAGCCCCATTTGATTCATAGGAATATCCGGCAAAGAGTGGAAGCACCGCATTACGAGAATTATAGAACTTCTTAAAACGGACATTCATCATCTCATCCATTATCTCTTCATATGTTTTTCCTAACAGCTTGGCATCTCCAAGAATCTTTTGTGCATCAATCGTCAGTATGCCCTTTTCGCCACCTGATTTGTAGAACTTTTCATAAGCCGTCTGGACTAAAGTGTCATAGCTGTTTATTATGCCATTAAGAAGTGCCGTCATATTCTCATTATTATTTTTAAAATATAATACTTCCGACATTCCAAACACCCTATTTACAGAAAAGCTTCCAGTACTGACATTAGAAAATACTTTTTCACGTACAACATCATCAGACATTGTATATCCATCAGCAACAAACAACTGCCCTGCAAGTTCATATACAAGACATTCGTTGTTCTTTAAGAGCTTCGACACCATCTTTTTTATAAAATATGTTGAGCTTTCATTCATATTTGGCGCATAATTCCATAGATAATATTCATCTTTTTTTACATTCTTGCCACGGATCCTTGTCTGGAATTCACATTTTGCAATAGCATTTGCAATCATATTAATGCCAATATTCATATCAAATATACATTCTGATATAGCCTGGTACTCAGACGAATCATATACTGCTTCCATCTCCTGCCTGAAAGCAGCTTCCCTGGATTTACCTGTTAAAAGATCTGTAAAAAAAGCTCTTATTCCCAATGCCCTCACCTCCAATCGTTATTGTCATTGTTAATATCAATCAATATGTATATACATTCATAGTGTTGAACATTGTCTGATTAATCTCATTCATAGCAATAAGCTCATCCCTGCATATCTCTGCTGCCACCAATGCCTTAAATGCATCCGTTTTACGTGACTTAGGTTCAATCTTTCCATAAGTCATATTACCTGCAGATGATGTAACTCTCTTAGAATTGTTAATACACCACCTCATCATAGGATCATCACCAACTGCTATCCTGTTATTATTAAACAGACTTGTAAGCGTTGGTATAAGCTGCATTTCATCAGATGGTCTTACTATCTTTATTTTTCCATCCTTATCAGCCAGGAAACCATATTCAGCCAGTGCCTTAGACATAAGTGTATATCTGTACTTATCAATGCCTATCTTTAAAATGTTAAAGCGTTCATTCATAGAATCAAACCATTGTGCCGGCAAGTCCGGACTAATCTCAGGACCTTTTACGAATTCACATAATCCCCTGCGTTCCCACTCTCTTAGCGGTGCCTTGATACGTGGCAAATCTTTACTTGCTTCACATATCCACGTATGCTGATGCACATAATCTATTCCATCCTGAATAACAAGGATTGCCGCAGATACAAAATCCTCCGTGCTGGCATAATCAAGTCCACCCACAGCATTAGTTCCATGCTCGAATTCAGGAATAATAATATTTGTCGCCTTTATGTTCTTCCAATCAGTAACCACATCCTCCCTGATAGCTCCGCCAGGGCAGTTACACCTTTTAGTTGCAAAAGATGCATTACCAAGAGGATCTATAACATAATCATCATATTCCAGCTTCATCTCTTCCTGAAGATTAGCAAAATATGGATATGATGGATTAGCCATTGGCCAGTTTTCCGGATTTTTAATATCATCCTTGTTTTTTATCCGGCATATAAATGGAATCATACCATTATCAGGCAATTCACCACTTAATATCCTGCGCGACTTATCAAGCATAGTATCAAGAGGTCCATCTCTTACATCTCCATCAGTGGTAACTATTGTTCTTCTTGGAAATGGAACTTTTCCCAAGCCGGTAACAGCTACATCAACCAGCCTCATATTCTCATAAGCGTGATATTCATCAAAGTCAACTTTACCAGGTCGAAAACCATCTTTTGTCTTTGGATTAGATGTATTAAAGGCAAATTCTGAACCAGTTTTAATATTTGTTATTACTTCCTTCGTCCACTTGAAGTACTTTTTCATAAAGCTTTTATTTTCCTCAAGCACGTTATATACATCCTTGAATGAGGTTTTTGCCTGCTGTTCCGACATAGCAAATATATCAATGTTATAGTGCTTGATACCATTCACAGGTGTTAACAGGCAGAAATCTTCAAAACCTAGATATCCATTCTTTCCGGCACCACGCCCCACATATATAAGCAGTACTGGAAACCGAAGCTGTCCATTTTTCTTATACACACAATTATGCAGTGCAAAACAAAATACTTCCCAGTCGAGTAAATCGAATGGAAAGTATTTCTGGAAAGCTAAATATTTATCTAATTGTTCTGAATCAACAACAAGTTCCTCTGTTTCAAATATTTTTTCAATAAGGTCACACAACTGATACTGTTCTTCGCACATCTTGTATGGAGCTTTTCTTACAAGGTCAATGTACTTCTGTATCCTATAATCCGGTATCATTCTTATCCTCACCCTCGGATATATTGTCTTCTGCAGATATATTAAGCTGCGAAAGTATCTTAAGCATAGCTCCACTGATTTTAGATATTTCAGAGATTGCAGGATTAGCTTTGTGGACTTCATAACCTTTAACATTAAGTTCTGTTATGGTTACACCATTTTCTTTAACATCTTCGATAAGTTTAGCTTTGATATCATACAATTCACAATAATCATCAACAAGCTTTTCAAAGTGATATTCTTTTGCATTTTTACGATTGAGCTGCTCAATTAATGAACACCTGATACGTTGTGATATCGTTGCCATACATACCTCCTGTCTGAATTCTTGAAAGTTAAAATTGAAACAGCGATTTTGTGTCTGTATGCATATATATTATAAATATGTTACGCATACCCTGAAAAACTATAAAATCACTTTTTACATAATGTGCAAGGCAAATCTGGATTGTCGAGTTTTGCACCGGTATTTGTCAAAGCAAAAATTTTTGCATTTTTTTACCCGGGGGGGTATTCTAATCCCACCGCTCTTCTGTCAACGGTGCCCGATAATTCTTTTGTCTATATCCATGTCTTTTTTCGTGACATTCGTGACACAAACTTATAAGGTTACGTTGTTCACGGCCTTCTTCATCTATATACATAGCTTCAAGAGCTAACTCAGGATGATGCTTTACATAGTTAATATGATGTACTGTCGTTGCTTTGGTATATCTTCCAGCAGCTCTACAGTCAACACATTCATTGTGATCACGCTTAAGTATTTCTTTCCGGACTCTTAACCATTTACTCCATATGTAAAAGCGATGCACATCATTATTCTTTATGCACTCTTTTACATAATCAATATCATCCTGTATCATCTTGCCCTCACTATGCCTCACGTATATGTCATAGGTCTTACTGCTTTTATCTTAAAGAAAGAGCGCTATTTCTAGCGCTCAATGCATAAAAGATAGGATTCGATGCAGTATCGACTATATTAAAATAACACATATTAATGTGTACTGGTGTACACTCTTTTATTTTTTTTAATATTTTTATAACTGTACTGAATTAACAGCCCTTTTATAGCGCTTTGTAAGTCCGCTGCGTGAATAGCCTTCTGCTTTCATAATGTCCTTCATATTCATAAGCTGTATGTGTCTAGCTATTAATATTCTCCTATCTGTTTCATCCTTGACTGTATTAATAACAGTAAGGACTTCTCTTGCCTTTGTAGCTGCTATCTCTTCCTCTTTTCTTAACTTGTTTATAAATTTCTTTGTTTCATTATCAATTTTAATAATCCGGTCTGATAAGTCGCTCTGGTTATGTGCTTTTGGCATATCAGATATTCCCGATGACGATAATCCATACAGCGAATTAATAAAATCAATCTCAGTCTGATAGTTATTCATCCTTGATACATAATGCCTGTACATATCCAGATATCTTTTTTTGTCTTCATACCCCATCCTATCACCTCTAATAAAGTATACATAATCCCTAAAAGTGTATAATTTTTTATAAGCCTTTAGAAATATTCTCAAAC